ATTAGACTTAATAGGCTCAATGCTAGCACTACACCCACAGATAATAGAACTGTTAGCGTTTGGAGCGATAGCGAGAAGGTGAGCGTTCCGACGTCCCGTACCAACCATGTCAGGAGCCTCACCCTTCTCTTTGCCAAGACGCAAACTTTCCGCGTGAGCCTGTGCATGTATGTCGGCAAATATCCGTTGGTTCGCAAACTTCGCGCTAATGCTGTTCCACGGGATCTCATTCTGCTGTAAATACCCATGCCAACCCATCGCTCCTAGGCCGATAGACCTTTCTCTTTTAGCTGAGTAGACAGCTTTTCCCAGTTCTCTTGGTGCATTTTTGATAAAGAACTCAAGGACGTTGTCCAAGAATCGAACCAAGTCTCCAACCATTCCTGTTCCTTTCCACTCGTCGTACTTTTCGAGGTTGACCGAGCTAAGGCAACAGACTGCTGTGCGTTTTTCAGATGTAGGGAGAGTGATTTCAGAGCATAGGTTAGACCCTCTAACTGCGAGTCCAAGTGCTTTCTGAGAATCTGGTAACCTTCGGTTGGATTCGTCGATGAAGTGTAAGTAAGGTGAGCCAGTTCTGAAGCGAGCTTCAAGTATTCTTTCCCACAAGTCTCTAGCTGGGATCGAATCTCTGACATCTCCGTCATTAGGGTCTCGTAATTGCCATTCTGTTCCATGTTCTACTGCCTCCATAAAAGCATCTGTAATGTTAACGGCGTTAAACAGGTTAAAACATTTCCTGTTTGTATCGCCAGTGGGTACTTTAAAGTTAATAAATTCGATGATGTCTGGGTGAGACACATCCATGTAAGCCGCATAGCTTCCCTTACGGGTGCGGCCCTGTTTCCACGCAGTCATCCCCGAGTCGACGACTTTCATGAATGGGATAGGTCCGGGGGCTTTATCCGAAATACCCCGTACGTCAGACCAGTGTCCTCCGACACCACCTCCCTTTACGGAGAGCCAAGCAACTTCAGCGTTATGGCTGATGAGAGACTCAAGATTGTCACCCACATAAGTAAGAAAGCAAGAGATCGGCAATCCTTTTGGCTCAACTCCGTCAAGCGGTGCGTTTGAAAGCACAGGACTAGCGAACATAAACCAACGCTTACTAGCATAATCATAAATACGTTGAGCGAACCCATAGTCTCCCTCACAATATGCCAAGGCCGCCCGAGCAAAAGCCTCTTGTGGGCTAGACTCGTCAGGCAACATGTAATAATCCGTGAGTAACTTCAAGGCTTGTGCGCTAAAGTTCTCATCACGGTCGTAGTCGATGGCAATCCTGCCACAGTACATATGTTCCATTATTTCTCCGAAAGTTCTTTTTCTGCGCGAGTCGCGTACCATTCAGCCTTGCCCACGTTCATCAAGGGGGTATCTTTGTCGTTAACCCGTAGTAAATATTTTAGCGAGTTTCCGAGCAAATATCCAGTGAATTGTTCTTCCGTGAGCACAGACTTGATTACCTCGATGGCTTCAAAGTCTTTCTTCTTGTAGTGGTCGGGGTTCTTCCAATCTGTCATTGCAGTTCTCCAAATTTGGCAGTAATGACATTCCCCTCCATGCTCTTGATACGATCACGGTGCTCTGGCTTTAGCTCTTCTTCTGGGACGACTTCACCGAGTGCTTCCAACGTAACCCTTTCCAGTCCCATGTCGTAGAGGTCATCGAAGTGTTCGTGGACAGCCCCGAGTAATCCTTGAAGGATGACATAAGTTGGATCAAACGTCTTTTCGCCATCAACTTCCACCTGAGTATCTCGAGTTGCGTATGCACGGATAGCAAAGCCATCCTCGTCTTCATGTTCATCTTCTAAAGGCTCCAATACAATGTAGTAACGCCCCTTCAGTAAGCCGGCTTGCTCGAGAGCGGCGATCTTTTCGTCATCTACAATTAAATCTGTCATACTTTCTTCTCCAACCACTCGAGTGGTATTGTCCCATCAGCCCACAATATACCTTGCTTATCACACCAAGATCCATACGTGGTCTTACTAGACCGGTTTAACTTGTTAGATGCTCTCAGGAAAAGCATACGTATGTCAAGAAACATATTTTGCTTAATCACGAGTAACATCTTCTGTCTGTCCGCAGGGCTAAAAAACCCCTTGGCTTCAATGTATATATCTTGTTCCGGAAGATAAAAGTCCGGTGTGTACACTTTAGGTTTCGGTTGGTACGTTAACTTTTGAGACTCATACTCATACTTAACTCCTTGTTCTGCAAGGAATTTCGCAACACTGAGCTCGTAGTCTGAGCGGAACTTATGCCGTTGTGGTTTACTCATAGTTTGATAAGTTCCTGTATTGATTGAGAAATTCTATCCTGCAATTTAGGACTTGTATTCCCGATTTGCAGGAGTGCATGGGAATATTCATCTCCGGGAAATACTACAACACGTCCTCGGCGTACAACATTTGCGATATGTATCAATTCGTCCGTCGCTTTCTTACCGTCTCTCTCCCAAGTTTCGTGACTTAGGGGTTGACCAAAGTGTTGCCACATTGTCAACGGCAAGCACCTCTCAAAGTTACGCGCCCACCTTACCCACGGATCTCCAGCCTTCTTATCAGCCGCCTCAATGTAAACTGCGTAAGCTCCTTCATTCAGGTAGAGAAGCTGACGGTCCACTCTCTGTGTCATTAGAAACGGCATTTGTATCCTCCACAATAACTCTACGCAAAGTTGCGAGACCATCAGCCTTAATCCCTAGGCCGTATTCATCACAGTTAAGTTGGCAGAATATCTTGCCCCTCTTGTACGTCATGTCACCAACTTGATAAATTGTCGCGTACTGCACTTCTTCTAAAGCTGGCCGTAATTCATCGATGACCATAATGTTGTGCCTCTCCACATCTTTCATGATGCGGTCTTTCAGCTTGATGATCTTCCCTTGTAGCTCAACTACTTTCTTGATGTCCGCAGTCTTCATAGTTCCTTAACCTTCAATGTGTGGTACCAGACGACAGGCTTATTCTTTGCTCGAGAGGTTACCTTCTCGTGCTGTACAGCCTTCGGCCAGCAGTGCTTACGGTAACCGCAGAACGTACAGTTCTTAGCCAAGAGTTTATTCCCGGTAACAATCCTTTCACCCTGCAAAGTAAAGGCTTCATCAACAGGCTCTATCGGCGGCTTCTTGTATTTAAAGTTAGACATCAAGGCTTCAACAACTTTCCCAGCTTCTGAGATGTAGTAATCTCTGTCTTCCGTCTGGTCATCCGGGGCTTGTACAAACTGGATTTCTCCACTTGATTTATCCACCACAATCCACCCGCCGAAGTCTTTTCCCTTAGCCTCTGCATAGAGGTGTCCCTGCATGAGATAACCGAATGGGTCGTCTTCTTTAAGATTGTCGTAACCTTTACTAAACTTTTGTGTGTAAGAGTAAGGGCTAGCTGACTTTACGTCCCAGACCTTCTCTCCGTCCACAGGATCGTCGATAATTAAATCGAGGGTACCCTGTACCGTTTCGCCTCCAACGTCCAACTGACACCTTCCCTGTGCCTCTGAGATCTTAACACCGGCTCCTTTGAGGATAGCCATCACGGCACACTCCACAAGATCACCAATGAGAAAACGTAGGATAGCGTTGTACGTCATCTCCTCATCTTTACCGTCACGTCCGTGTATCTGTTGACAGAGGGGGCGTCCCAACCCACTCATACGTATCCGCCATTCCGGATTACGGTCAAATTGTTTTTCGAGTGCCTCGCGACAGTCCTGTGCAAACTCCTCAAGCACAGAAGGGGAAAGCGATGCTTCCCCCCTCGTTGCCGCTTGAAGGAAGTTCTTAACTTGAACTTCCGCCAGCATCAGTTAAAGTCCGCCGCTAAATCAACTTCCTCATCCTTAGCTTTTGCTTTAACAGCCTCCTTGTGTTGTTCGAGGATGTTTGCATTGGACGCCTTCACTGTCTCGAGGAACATGGTCATAGTCTCCATTGACGCATCATCCATCGGGATAGTTTCTTTTTGCGTAAACACAGGAGTGAAGTAAGTCACACTGCCCATCTTGTTACGCTTCGTAGTGAGCTCAAACACCACCTCATTCATGAGAGTGTTGCGGCCCAAACGCTCAATCGCCTCACGTGCAGGGCGGAAACCAGAACGCTTGAAGTAGGTCATGACTGGGTAGTTTTCAATCTTAACCTCCGTGCCATCTGCTGTTTTACCAGTCATCGTGATTAAGGCGTAGAACACTTGATTACACGTAGCGAGACGTGAAGCCAGTGTCTTGGGATGCTTATCCCCGAGTTCTTCCTCCTCTGACTTTGACAGACGGCCACACTTGTTTCCACCTGTGGTGTCTGGAAATTGAAAATCCAAGGATGGTGCTTGAACAGAACGTGAGGCAAACTTGCCTTCTTCCTGATCCCACACACTCCACTCATACGTACGTACTAACGGACGGAACTCTACGCTATCTGCGTACACAAATTCGCCATCGTAGTACACTTTCCACGCACCTTTCTTGAGAGCTTGACCATCGTCAGTCTCAGTGTCGTAGTTAATGTTGAGGCGTGAAAGTCCTGTCTTAGGAGTGTCCTCCGCCGCTTGCCCTGACAGTTTCATAAGACCTTCACGGTCCCCCGCCTTTACTGCCGCCATCATGCCATCAAAGGCATTATCCGTTACGCTCAATTCGCCCATTACGCTCTCCTTAGTTTGCGTAGACAACTTCGGTGTCCAACCAGTTGGACCCCATCTTACACTCAACAGAAACTGGCATATCATACTTAATACCATATCTCCGTTGACACTCTCGCGGTAGAGACATCATTGCATCTACCACCAAGTCAATGACAGTATCCTCCTCTCCGGGGAATACGTCAAGCACAATACTATCATGTACCGTGTTACATATCAAACTTTTTAATTCACTGCCTCTCAAGTTCTTCGATAAATACACAAGAGCTATCGGGAGAAGATCGCCAGTCGCAAAACCTTGCACAGGGTAGTTGCAGATCGCTGTCCGGTTGGTCGCTGTCCCCCACTCTGTCCACGTCGTACCGGGAAATGCGTATTGTCTTCCCGATGGTAGCGTGATGAATCCTTTCTCGACTGCGTCGCTCTGTAGTTTGTCGTGCCATGCAGTTACCCCCGCATACTTGTCTTTGAACGCACGGTAGTACCTTTGCTGATCAGGAGTACCTGTCGTTCCCCCGTAGAGCGGCTTAAAAGTATGAGCCTTAGCGTCTTGCCTTGAGCATCCGATAATTTCAGCAGTGACAGTGTGTACATCTGTCTTGTTCTCCACGTCATGATATACCTGTGGGTCGTTCGCTAGGAATCCTGCGACTCGGAACTCGAGTTGTCCGTAATCAGCCTCGAGTATTTTCCCTCCTTCAAAACGAGAGACCATTGCCC